CCTGACCGGGGCACAATCTTAGGGTCTAGGAGAACAAATGCTTCTAGGCTGCCGCTTCCTCACTGACGTCGCGGGCGTCAACACCTTCCAGGTCGTCGCCCAGGCGGAGATGTACAAGGGTGACACCCAGAATCTGTACATCCAGCTCACGGACGAGTCCGTGGACCGCACCGACCAGGGCTTCTCGCCGCGCGGTCGTCGTTACTGCCCCGCCCCGGGTGCCACGATGTCGGTGACGTTCAAGAACGTCGACGACTCCAAGGTGGTCACGCGCAACGCGGTGCAGGCGTTCCCCACGCTCGACGCGAGCATCTGGTACGTCCCCGTGCTGGCCACCGATCCGCTCAACGGCACGGTGGCGATGTCCGCGGTGCTCACGGACGGTGGCATCGCCCGCAACTTCGCCAACGCGAAGGGTGTCATCCTTCGGGTGCGATAATCCATGGACTACACCAACTCAAAGCCGGGCATCGGCGCCGTCTACCCGGTGCATGCGACCGGGAGCGCGTGGGAGCGCAGCGAGCCGCTCATCACTCCGAACCAGCTGCGCCGTCAACACCTGTTCGGCATCCCTCTCGTCTCCGGCATGAAGGACCCGACCACGGGCCGCAACGACCGCCTCACCGAGGACGACCTCAAGGACTACATCGACACGGCCGTCGGTCTCGCCGAGACCCAGCTGGGCATGTCCATCTTCCAGACGCAGATCAAGGAGAAGAAGGCCTGGGACCGTAACGACTACGACTCGTTCGGCTACTTCCGCATGGATCAGCGCCCGTGCGCGAGCATCGAGAGCCTCACGGTCAACCTCTCCAACAACGACGACATCTACATGGTGCCGCCGGAGTGGATCGAGACGTCGAACTTCCACAAGGGCCAGCTCAACATCATCCCGCTCACCATCGCGCTCACGAACGGCAACCCCGTCGCGATTCCGACGACGGCAGGCGGCGCGCTTCTGCTCTCGATCTTCCAGGGCAAGTCGCAGTGGGTCGCCAGCTTCTGGCAGATCGTGTACACGGTCGGCTTCCCCGACGGCAAGGTCCCCAAGGTCGTCAACGACCTCATCGGCACCATCGCGGCGATGGAGGTCCTGTCCCAGCTCGCGTCGACGTACGGCAAGTCGTCCGGCTCCAGCTTGAGCATCGGCGGCGGTTCGCAGAGCGTGAGCACGCCGGGTCCCGAGATCTTCACCAAGCGCACCACCGACCTCGCGGAGAAGCGCGAGATGCTGATCAACAAGCTGAAGAACATGTACGGCTTGAAGTTCTTCTCGGACAACGTGTAACATGTGCTACGAGTATCCTCCCCGCCCAGGTGCCATGCCCGAGATTTTCGCAGCCAGGCTGCGTGACCTCGCCGAGAGGCGCAAGAAGCTGGCCGCGGAGATCCTTGCGCTCCTGGAGTAAGCCATGGACGTGCGCAAGCAACCCATCGGCACCTGTCCCCACGGGCTGAAGATCTTTCTCGTCGACGGGGAGTCCGTCCGCACCGAGCATGACTCGGACTTCGTTCAGGGCGGCAACCCGGAGCGCTACAAGTGGATTCCGAAGGGCGAGATCTGGATCGACGACACCACGCCGAAGCCCGAGGTCCCGTTCGTCGCGCTGCACGAGTGCAACGAGGCGAACCTCATGGCCACGAAGGGCGAGAGCTACGACCAGGCGCACGATGAGGCGAAGGAGCTGGAGAACAAGTTCCGCCACCACGCCACGCGCGTTGCGATCGTCACCTGCTACAACGGCCAGGGCCAGCTGCTCGTCGGCAAGCGCAACGACAACCAGCGCTACACGCTCCCCGCCGGTCACCTCGAAGACGGCGAGTCGCCGCAGGCAGGTGCCACGCGTGAGCTGTACGAAGAGACCGGTCTCCGCGCTCTGAGCCTGTCCCACCTCAAGAACTACACGCTCACCGACGGTACGGAGCTGCACTGCTTCAGCGCGTACGTGTCCGGTGAGCCGCACAGTCAGAACGACCCTGACGACGAGGTTTCCGAGTGGGAGTGGGTCGACGTCGAGGAGGGTCTGCCGCCGAAGGTGTACAACCACCTCCACGGCCCGCAGGACGAGCAGAACCTCATCAAGCAGCTGTTCCAGCTCCAGAAGTCCGAGTGGGAGGAGCTGTTCAAGCGCGCGAAGGTTTGGCACTCGGACGACTGGGGCACCGCGCGTGTTTCGATCCCCTCGATGGAGCATCCGGACCGCCCGCAGTACGATGCCAACTACACGGCCGCGCTGAAGGACCACTACGGACCGTTCATCAAGCCCGTCAAGGTGGCGACCGACCAGCTCATCCCGCAGAACGACGTCCACGACAAATCCCGCTACAACCTGTACCGCAAGATGTACCGCGCGGGCGAGAAGCTGCCGCCGCTCGTCGTGCGCAAGAGCAAGACGCCGGGCGCGTACGAGATCTTGGACGGCAACCACAAGTACCACGCCGCGAAGGCCGAGGGCGGTGGCAAGCTCGACGCGTACGAGATCGATGACGGCCTCTCGAAGGCCGAACAGCGTCTCGTCAAGGCCCTCAAGTTCATGGCGGCCTTCCGTCATCCGGTGAGCGGCAAGATCGTCAAGACCGGCTCGTTCCACGACGTCGACCAGCTCCCCGAAGGGAAGCTCGGCTCGTTCCAGGACGGCTTCGTCGACGAGGGCGACAACTTTTACACGCGCGCGGAAGCCGCGCACGCCCTCAAGACGACGCACCCGAGCTACAAGCCCACGAAGCTGGACTCGGGCGACCTCGAAGGGAACTGGCAGACCACCGGCCACGTCTACCGCGGCCTCGCGAAGGCCGAGGACGAGGTCTTCCGCATGCTCGACAACCCCGATCCGGTCGAGCGCGCGATGGCTCTCAAGCTGGACACGGTCCGTCCGGAGCACCTCCTGGCCGCTGCTCTCGATCCTGACCCCTCGGTGTACCAGCCGGCCATCGATGACCCCCGCTTCGGGCCCTCCCAGTCCCTGAGCCTGATGGAGGCCGTGGCGGGCAAGAACGGCGCCTACCCGGACGCCCAGAAGCGCCTGTTCCTGTCCCGCTCGGGGCGGGTGGAGCCCTACCACTTCACCGCGCTCGTCCGCGCGGCTCGCATGGCCGGCCCGGCCTACCTTGCCCAGGCGGTGGCCCAGGTCGCCGGCCACCCGCAGGCGCCCGCGGGCATCCTGCGCTCCATGTACCTGGATCCAGACGTGATTCACGATTCGCGAATGGCGATCGTGAGCCACCCCACGGCCACCCCCGACCTGCTGGATCACGCCCTGAAGACGGCCCTGTCCGTCCCCGGGGGCGGCGCCGCCGACCTTGGCGCGCGCGCCGTCGAGCACCTGGAGCTTCCGATCGGAAGCCTGCGGGCCCTGGTCGACCGCGCGGCCGACCGCGGCGAGCCGCACGTCACCGCGCTGGCGGCCCGCGCCTTGGAGTACAACCAAGGTCTGTCCACCCCGGCCCTGGCTGAGATCTTCCGCGACCTCCTCCCCAAGGCCCGCCTCATCCCCTCCGGAGCCGCGCCGGCCCTCCTGGCCGCGCTCCTGCGCAACAAGAGCACGTCCCCCGCGCTGGCGGACGAGGCCACCCGGCTCCTGCCGCCCGACACCCTCCTGCGCGCGGGCGTGATGGCGAACCCGTCGTTCGGCCCGCAGCACCTCCAGAAGATGCTCGATTCGCTCGTGTCGCCGACCGCCCCCGAGGTCGTGCACCACCACGTGGTCATGCATCAGCTCGGCTTCGAGCCGGCGAACCACCGCGCGTTCAAGGCGGCTCAGTTTCTCGCCAACGGTGTCGAGGGTCCTTCGGAGGAGCAGGTGCGCTCGGTGCTCTACTTCGAGGATGGCGACATCGACCGCGCCGCTCTCGCAGCGTACAGCTTGCCGTGCACCGAGGAGAACCTGAAAGCTCTCCACGCCATCATGTCGTTGACGAAGTCGGATCCGATCATGGAGCCGACGCCGCACGCAGAGAAGGTCGTGACCGCGCACCTCGAAGGTGAAGACGTCGCTCAGATGATCGAACGCGCGTTCAAGACGAACTACGTGTTCCCCGTTGCTCTCGGTGGCAAGCACTCGAAGGGCTCGATCATCGCGTACGACGACCAGACGCACACCACGATTTTGCTCAAGTCCGGCAGCGGTGGAGCGGGTGGCGCAGCGGGCTCGAAGGAAGATCCGTCGAACCCCAACGCGCGCGAGGCTGCGTTCTACCACATCGCGAAGCAGTGGGGCATCGGCGAGTACTACCCGCGCGCCGAGCTGGTCATCATCGACGACAAGATGTACTCCGCGCTCCAGCTGCTCGCCCTCGACTTCAAGACGCTCGACGAGAAGGAGCGCCAGGAGCCGGGCATCTCCCGCCGCATCCTGCACCCGTACCTCTACAGCGGCACGCTCCACAAGTGGGCGCTGATCGACTACATCCTCGGCAACCCGGACTCGCACGGCCAGAATGTGATGGTCAACGCGAAGGACGAGGTGCAGCTCATCGACCACGGATCGGCGTTCGCTGGTCCGAGCTTCGACCCGGGCCACGACAACAACTCGTTCGTGCCGTACTACCTGCGCGCGTGGTGCCTCGACGAGAACTTCACCAAGCTCGACACCGAAACGAAGCTCAAGTCGTTGCCGCGTGTCCCCGGCTCCGTCGCTGACGAGCTGAAGCGCTGGTTCGGCGACATCGTGCCCGAGAACGTACGCCTGGTCTGCACTCGTTACGGCATCAACACCGAGCCGACGATGGATCGTTTGCAGAAAGTCTCCGTGCGCCTCGGGAACGAGCCCCTCGATCTCGTTGTCAATTCTCTCTGGGTGACGACTTAATCTTTCAAACGATGAAGCTCAAACCCATCACTGCATTCCTGGTTCTCGCCTTCGCGGCTCTGATGGTCCTCTGGGCCGGCTGCGCCTCGACCTCCGCCTACCACGGCCCGGACTACTCGTCGCCGATCGTGCGCGACGAGCCGTACACGCACTGGAACACGCTGGACCTGCGCGCCCCGCACTGGGAGACGCACCACGTCCTCGTGTTCGAGAACCCGCTCTACAAGCCGGTGAGCTTCGACGTCGACTGCCAGTACAACCGCTTCGCGGTCGACGTTCCCGCGCGCACCGTCCAGCGCCTGCTCCTCGTTCGTGAGGACGGCAGCTGCGACATCCACCGCGTCCCCGACCGCACGTTCTAAAGCCGGCGGCGCCGGGGCTTCCCGATCTCGCCGACCACGAGCTTCTGCATCAGCCACGACACGACCTGCTCCATCGACATCTCGTAGGTCTTCCGGCCGCGGAACGGTCGGATGCGCATGGTCAGGGTCTTGTCGATGGTGACGATGGCGTCCCGCGGCTTGCCGCCCTTGCCCAGCCTGGCAGGCACCCGAGCGCGGAACCGGATCGTCTTCTTCTTGGCGGGCTCCGCCTCGGCCGGCGGCGTCGGTGAGAACAGCTCGCGCTCCTGCTCGGCTTGCCACTTCTGGTACTCGGCTTGCGTCATCGCACGCTCCTGTGGTGTTGGTGTTCCATTCTCAAGATGGTAGCACGACTGGAATCCCCCGTCAACACCAATCTTTATCGTACCATGCAGATTCAACCGCAGGAGATCGAGTACAAGGAGCGCATCGGCCACACCGAGGACGGCAACCCCATCATGGAGCTGGGCCTCAAGGGCGGACTCCACATCGTGTGCTCCGTCCGCGGACCCAAGATCGACTACCTTGGCGTGGGCCCGCACCGCGCGGTCGCCCGCTACCTCGCGAAGAAGCGCATGCCCAGCATCACGCTCACCCAGCTCGCGAAGTCCGACTGGGTCGACCCCGCCTCGTTCTCCGCCACGATGCTGGAGAAGTACGAGTCGATCACGGTCACGTTCAACAAGGCCCGCAAGTAACGAGCCATGGCCGGCAGGAAGGCAGAAGGCAACGTCGACCTCACCGGCCCGCTGACCACAGTCAGCTGGGACGAGGATGCGTTCGACGTCTTCATCCGCTCGCAGGGAGCGAAGCTCGTGCACTGGCGATCGATGCCGTGTCCCGTCGGCATGACCGATCGGTACGACGTGCGCCGCACGGAGCATGACCACTCTGGGTGCTCGAACGGTCACATCTACACGAAGGCCGGCGAGATCACGTGTCTGTTCACCAACAACGGGAACAAACTGGACCAGAACGACATCGGCACGATCAACGGCTCCACGGTTCACGTGACGGCGCCGTTCACGTACGACGACAACGAGACTAAGATGGTCGACGTGATGCCGTTCGACCGCTTCTTCCTCGCTGACGAGAACCTCCTGGTGCCGCACGTGCAGCGCGTGGAGCACCACATGACCCTGCATGATCGCCTCGACTATTTGGCCGTCGAGGTCGTCGACATCATCGACAACCAGGGCCTGCGCCACGGCCCGGACGAGTACATCATCGAGAACGGTCAGATCGTGTGGAAGCAGTCGATCGGCTACGACCTGGTCGCGAAGAAGGGCACCATCTACTCTATCCGCTACTTCTACCGCCCGTACTGGTACGTGAAAGTTCTACAGCAGCAGCTGCGCGTCGCCCAGGTCGAGACCATCGATGGCCGCGTTGCGAAGCGCTGGCCGCAAGAGTGGAACATGACCCGCGAGCACGTCTTCGAGAAGGAAGAGAACGACGACCTCGCCATCGATCCCAGCAGCCCGCGGCAGGTGAAGGGCCCGCGCGATTCCGCGTTTGGACCGCGGTAATCTTGAGAGAGTAGATGTCTTTCAACCGCGCACAATTCTTGATCGAGGTTCTCGGCGCTGACGCCGCCCGCGCTCTCGCGAAGGCTGCGTCCCGCTCCGAGCATCTCGCTCAGATGATCGTGCCTCGCACCATCCTCGCGATGCTGGAGGCCACGCCCGCGTACGCCGGCACCGTGCCCGGGTTCGACGAGTGCAGTCTGAGCTACTCGAAGTCCGAGAAGGGCTTCACCGGGAACGTCACGCTCGGCGAGGACTTCTACAAGTTCGAGGCCGCCAACATTTTCCACGTGGCCGGTGCCATCTCCACGGCGATGGGGTTGGACACGCTGATGTTCACCACCGGTCGCAACACCGAGCTACAACGCCTCGGCAAATCCATCGACCTGATGGCGAAAGCTCACTGGGTTGGTGAAGAGCTGACGAAGGCCAAGTGGCCGCCCGGCAGCGGCAGTCCGCACCAGGAGACGACGCGCGAGCCGATCGGTCACAGGTACGTTGACTCTGACGTAGATATTGCTGGCTCGGCCGGCGACAAGTGCAAGGGCCCCGGCACCGAATGTCACGAGCACGACCCCTGTTCCGCTTGCGTCGCCGCCCACGACAAGAAGCTGGAGAAGAAGGCTATGGGCGAAGGTTCCGGCAAGTCCGCCGGCCCCGTGGCTCCGTCAGCTCCCGCCGCGCCGACCGCCACCGCAGCTGCGCCCACCACGAAGCAGAACCTCCCCAAGGCCCCTCCGTCCGCCGGTCTCCCGAAGCCCCCGAAGCCCGTCACCTCCTCCACCGTCAAGCTCACTCGCTCCGAGCAGTCTCGGCCGTGCACCGCGTGCGGCCTCAAGCAGTTCAGCGCGGACCACAAGTTCGTCGGCTGCCTTTGCTTCCGCGCGCTCGCAAAATCCGTTGACTGGGTCGATCGGATGGAGTACGCTGAGCTTCATTTCGGAAAAGACTGGGACCGCGAGACCATCGTGACCTTCCTCGAATCTGTGGGGCGAAAGTAAATGGCATTCAAGCTCAATCGCCTTCCCCAGTGGCAGGGCAAGTACCCGATGTCGGACACCACGCACGAGCCCGACCTCCAGATGCGCTCGGACATCTACGAGCACATGCACCGCATGCCGAGGCACGACGCTCAAGCTCGCGCGCACGCTGACTACCGCAAGGAGCAGATCGAGAAGGCCGCCGGCCACCACTGGAACGGCATGAAGGCCTCGCACGCTGCTGGTCAGACTGAGGCCGCGAAGAAGCACGGCACGATGTACGCGCTCGCGCTGCACCAGCTCGGCCACAAGGACCTCCTGAATCCACCGCCCGAGGTGCTGGAGGCCGCCAAGGATCCGAAGCAGGCCATCGGCACGTTCCGCGCTCACCCCGGTGACGCCTACTCGATGCCCGATGAGCCCGCAGAGGAGCCTCTGCGTAGCGGCAACGAGAAGCAGGTGAAGGACCGCGCCGCCGCGATGAAGAAGGCCGAGGAGGACGCACCCGTGAGCGAAAAGTGCTCGGCGTGCAAGGGTCCCTTCCACCCGTCCACCGGGCACCAGCCGATCGAGGGCGTCAGGGTCTGTGGGCCGTGCACGCACCGCCTCGTCGACTGGCTCAAGGTCCACACGAAGGGCAAGTACGGTCACCCGAAGGCGTCGTTCTACGACGCCGCCGCGACGAGCATCAAGCCCGGTGACGGAGACAAGAAGGAATGAAGCTCAAGCTCCACCCCGGCACCTACGCCGAGTACGAAGTAGAGGGAACGCCGGCCGAGGTCGCGGAATTCGTCAGGGCTCTTGGAAAGGAGCCGCCAGCTCCTCTTCCGATCTCGATTCCGTCGGTGTTTGTACCGCTCGACGTGTGCCCGCTGGGCGACGGAGTTCATCGCTATCCAGCGGTGTGGTTGAGCGTGAGTCCTCCGACGTGCGAGAAGTGTGGGATGCCGGGAAAGTGGGTTCAGCCTCAGTGGACTGTGACATGGGACTCGTGTCTGGACCAGAAGAACCCGATGCCTCCGTGTAGTACGGAGACCGTGCAAGTGGGAAGCTTCTCCCTGCCCGCAGGTCCGCGAGGACCCCTAAGCTGTACCGACTAGGTCGGCAGCCCCGCGCCGGCCGGTTGTACTTCGTCAGCCAGCGGCTCGGCCGATCGCACTCGCGCACGAACCGAGACAAATACCAGACGCTGATGCGGATGTTCGTGTCGACGTCTTCGAGCTGACGGCGCGTGAGACGCAGGTCCGCGCCCTGGATGGCCCCGTGGCGCAGTAGCTGCCCGAGCCCGACCTCACCGGCCGCGCCGACCGCGTGCTTGTCGTAGTGCGACTCGTGGTAGATTTTGGCGGCTTCGACTGCGGCCGGCACACCGTAGTGGGCGGAGTGCTTGGTGATGGCTGCGACCAGCTCGTGGACGTACGGCGTGTGACACCGCTCGTCTGGCGGAGGTCCGTGTTCGATCGTTCGCAGAACGCAGGCGAAGATGATGAGAGGGTGACTCAATCGGGACCTCCTTGGTTACTCGTAGTCGCGCACCGCCATGCCCACGCCGTGCGAGGGCTTCTTGTCGTCCGTCCACTCGAAGAACTTGACCGTGAGCTGCTGGCCGATCATGGCGTCCCCGCGGCGCAGGAACTCCTCGCGGTCCGCGAAGTTGCCCGGCGCGGTGCAGTCGAATTCCTGCGGCGCCCCGTCGTCGCGCCCCTCGACTGTGCGGCAGGTGAACATGGCCAGTCCCGCGAACTTCCCGCGGCCCTCGTACACGCCGATGATCGGGAACTCCAGGTCCTTCCACCGCTTGACCTTGAGCAGGCCGTACGAACGCGAGTCCGACTCGTAGGGCGTGTCGAGGTTGCGGTACATCAGCCCCTCGTAGTGCTCGGCGACGAAGGAGTCCTCGACCTGGCGCATGTGAGTCTCGTCGCGCAGCTCGATGGTCTCGACCTTCTTGATCTCGGGCTGGTCGCCGATGATCTCGGTGAACAGGTCGCGGTGGTCCTCTTCGCGCTCGCGCCAGAGACGCTCCATCCCGCGCCCGTACATCACCGGGACGTCGTAGACGTGGTGCAGGATCTCCTCGAAGCCGGGCTTGGTGCCTTCCTTGCGGACGTAGCCCGAGATCTTCTGGAGCGACCACCCGTGGCGGTACAGCTCGCCGTCGATGGTGAACTCTCCCTTGACGCTGGCGAAGAGCCTCTCGTACGCGGCCTGGACGTGCGGCACGCCCACGATCGGCTTGCCCTTGCGGCTCCAGAGGCTGACGACGCCGTCATCGATGTTCACCAGGCAGCGGACGCCGTTCAGCTTGCGCTGGCCGTGCGCCGGGAAGGCGTGGTACTTGTCCTTGACCTCGCCGTAGACCTTGGCGAGCATGGGAGGCGTCCCTCCTTTGTCGCTCTCGCCCGCTTCGGCGCGGGCCAGGTCCTCGACGTAGCCCTCGCGCTCCTGCTTCTTGCGCCACTTCGCCTCGGCCTCGTTGGCCGCCTGCTGGATGGGCGTGGTCTCGTTCTTCTTGCCGGGGTTCTTACCCTCGGTCACGACGTCGACGCTGCACTGGAGCTTCCCGCCGACCTGGCCGTGTTCCACGACGATGGTGCCCTCGCCGCCCATCTTCTGGCCGGCTGAGATCGTCCACTGCTGGAGCGCGCCTCGACCGGACTTCTTGTACAGGGTCGGGAAGGTCTTCATTCGCACACCTTGAAGTGGAAGACGCGGTCGCCGTCGGGGGTGGAAACGGTGCAGGCGGCGCGATCGGCCTTGCCCTGGACGTGCTGCGGCTTGCACTCCAGGACGGTGCCGAACTGGGCCGCGCGCACTTCAGGCTCGCGGCAGGTGGTGGCGCAGCCGGTCAAGGCCAGGATCGCGACTGCCACGGCGTCGACTACGATCCATGTGATGAAGAATCTGAGCGGGTGCTTCATTCCCAGAGCTTACCCCAAGGACGAGGCGGTGTCAAGCACCCATTCTGCGGAGGTCGCCGTACTGGACGGCCATCATGTCGTCGACCTGGGAGTACAGGGCCTCGAAGGTCGAGTCGTTCACGATGGTGTCGGAGAAGAAGTGGTCGGGGATCCCGTCCATCTCGCTCTCGCTCTTGTGGCCGGCGATGCCCACGAGCTTCAGCTCCTTCGAGGGGCGGGTGACGCGCCACGTCGTGCCGCCGAGGTAGGCGACGCCCAGCATCTCGTTGCGGAACCGGCCGTCCGTGATGATGGCGTAGTCGTAGGCCCGGTCGCTCTTCTCCATCCCCTCCTCGCGGGTGTAGGCGAACCCGCCCTCGACCAGCTGGCGCGCGTTCGCGATGGCGCGATCGATCCACATCTTGGGGGCGAAGTTGCGGCCCCATTCGGTGCCTAGGGTCTGGAGGACGACCCGAGCCGAGATGGCGCCGTCGATGACCAGGCGCTTCTGGACGTGCTCGACGTACCATTCCCGCAGACCCTCGCCGTAGGACGACCGGGGGTCGAAGGAGTGGCCGAAGACGTCTACCGCGAGGCAGTCGATCGCGCGGGCGAAGTCGCCCACCTGGAGCTGGTCATCAGCCACGGGGGCGTTCCGGGCTTCGCTGGGGCCCCAGAGCTGGTGGTCCGTGAACCCCAGCAGGCGCTTGACGAACCGCTTCATCGGGTCAGCCTGGGCGACGCAGACCCCGTTGTAGTTCTCCGCGATGTAGCCCGCGACCGTGTCCTTGCCGGACCCAGCCTTGCCTGAGACGATGATGATCGGTGTGTTGGACATGTGATGAGCCTCCGCACCATTTCTACGGAATCAATCTATTATACAGTGCCCTCGGTCGACTTTCAGAACTTCGCGAAGAACCGCGCCAACCAGATGGCGGGTCACGTCGTGTGGTTCCGGGAAGAGACGGGCGGGGACAAGAAGCTTGGCCGGGTGGTGGGCTACTACTACACCATGGCCCAGCTGCTCCTGGAGGTCTCGTTCTACCCGAAGTATAACGTGGACCCCCACATGAGCCACCTCAATCTCACCGCTGGCTTCAGGCCGGGGACCTTGTGGTACACCTGCGTGGACGTCTTCATGGTGGACGAGGAGAAGAAGAGCCCCACCGGCCGCTATCCGCACTCCTGCCCCAGCTGCGGGTCCAACGCTTTCATCCTCTTCCGCACCGTCGAGTGCTCGAACTTCTCCTGCAAGCACCACCGCCCGTAGCGGCAATCTTCCAGGTAACATGGACGTTTTCGTTTGTTGGGACGGCGACAAGATCGGCCGCCGCGTCGGGCGAGCAGTGCTCGCGAACGACGTGGGTGAGGTCCGTCGAGTCGACCAGGCCATCAACTCCGGCAATGAGATCTGGAAGGCCTTCGCCGTGAACCACGGCGGCTCGGTCATCGAAATCGGTGGCGACGAAGGCAGGATCATGATCGATGCCAGCTGGCTGGCCGAGATGCCTTCCATCGCGCGCGGCTACGCGAACCTCGTGGGCGCCACGGTGTCCGTGGGCGTCGGGATGAGCATGTCCGACTCCGCCATGGCCCTCGTGGTCGCGAAGCTCCGCGGCGGCAATCAGATCTTGGTGTGGGACCCGAAGGCGATGGCCGGCGAGTACCAGGCCGCGGTGGACGCGCCGAAGACCGAGCAGCAGAAGCTGACCGACGAGTACCTCGCCAAGGCCGACACGCCGAAGGGCCCCGAGTCGAAGTCGGCCGGCGGCAAGGACGTGCAGAAGGTCCTGGAGCACAACACCGCCAAGAACAAGGGCCCGACCGCGGGCTTCGCCGTCCAGCACAAACCCGGCTTCACCGACATGAAGCACCCGGGCGATGTGATCGGTGACGATCCGAAGCCGGCCACGCCCGAGATGACCCACGCCGCGGGCGCAGACGAGAACATGAACCAGGACATGGAATCAGACCTTCACTCTGCGGCCGAGGATTCCGGCAAGCAAGCGGAAGCCGATGGTGACGCGGGCCAGAAGAAGACCGAGTCCGTCAAGAAGATGGTCACCGACTCGCTCACCAACATCCGCAAGCAGCTGCCCGACATCGTGCGGCTCCAACAGTACGCGCCCGAAGCGTACAAGGCCATCATCGGCCTCGTCCAGGGCGTCGTCCTCCTCGGCAAGGAAGTGATGGGCGACGGACCTCCGATGGACGACGAGCCCCAGGTCATCAAGGACGCGATGGCAAAGTCCGAGGACGGCTGCCCGCACTGCGACGAGAAGGAGTTCATCCCGCACAAGGACGGCTCCAAGACTTGCAAGGGTTGTTTCAAGGACTACTCCGCGGTCGAGAAGGCCGACAGCTCTCCGATCGAAGGCACGCCCACGCACCACAAGATGAACTTCCCCGTCGGCTCGGCCGTCAACGGCAAGATCAAGGTTCAGCACGGTGACGGCAAGACCGGCTGGAAGCAGGTCGACTCCGGCATGGTGCAGGCGCAGGACGCAGACGCGCCCATTGTCGGCGCCAACAGTCACCCGGTCTCCTCCCGCGAACCGTCGAGCAGCTGATGTTCTCCATCAACGTCGACCTGTCCCAGCTGAACGAGCTGATGGAAGTCGGCCCCGCGCTCAAGAAGATCGCTGACGACGCAGGCGAGGAGCTGTCCAAGATGGTCGTCGCGAAGGCGAAGGAGATCGCGGCCGACAAGCTCCACACGCGTCGCCAGATGTACCAGGACGGTTTGAGCTGGGACAGGGCCGGGGACAACACCTACGTGGTCTCGCTCTCCGCGAAGGTGCGCTGGATTGACGACGGCCAGTCCGCGTTCGACATGCTCAAGGCCTTGCTCAATTCGCCGAAGGCGAAAACCGGCAAGAAGGGCAAGTACCTCGTCGTCCCGTTCCACACCGGCCCCAAGGGCAGTGCGGAGGGGATGAACACCCGCATCGGCAACACGTCTGCGCAGCAGGACCTCGTCAACACCGTCAAGAAGGAGCTGAAGTCCCGCGGCATCCCCTTCGGCAAGATCGAGAAGGACGCGAATGGGCAGGACCGCACGGGCAAGCTCCACAGCTTCAACATTTCGAACGCGCCCACCAAGAAGGACGCGGGCCCAGGCCAGCGCCGCGGGCCTGTGGGAGACGTCATGCAGGGCTCGAAAGGGGCCGGCGAGAAGTCGGGCACGCCGTTCTTGCAGGGCGTGTCCATCCACCAGTTCAAGGACAAGAACGGGAAGACCAAGCGATCGATCATGACCTTCCGCGTGGCCTCCGAGTCTCAATCGGGCATGGCGAAGTGGGAGCACCCGGGCAACGCGGCCGTCGACATCCTCGACAAGGCCGCGGAGCAGGCGGTCGAGATGTGGCACAAGGAGATCGCTCCGGCCATCCTCGACAAGGCCCTCGCTGAGATGAACAGCTAGTTGCTGTCTTCGTCGACTGCCCCGTCCGCGAGGTAGCTGCGGAGCGTGAGCACGGCGCTTTCGGCGATGTCGACCATGTCGCCCGTGCTGAACTTGTCCTTCGGGTGGGCGGCGTTGAACTCCCGCCCGAACAGCTCCAGCTCGTGGACCATGCGCGAGATTCCCTTGTGCATCCACTTCATGCGGTAGTGGTCGGGCTCGACACCCTTGGCCAGTTGGGAGTGGATCCAGCGACGAAGGACGGCTCCGACGGCAAGCCGGTGTTTTTCGTTCGTAAGGGTTCTCTCGAACGTGTCAACCGTGAACTCGATGTCCTCGTCGGCGTCACCCATACCTAAGAGATTGCGGCGACAATCTTTTCTTCGTGGCGGACACGGAACTAAAAGGCGTTTTCCAGGGCGACATCATCGTCCGCACGGCGATCATCCGTGCCATGGACCTCGTCCGTGCCGACCCGAAGCTGCTCGACCACGTCTTCCACTCGCTCGCGGAGGACGAGCTGACCCGCGACGTGTACGGCGCGAAGCAGATCGCAGAAGCCCGCAAGTGGTTCATGAAGACCGACATCCCGGTGTTCATGAACTTCCGCGTGGCTGAGGAAGCTCTGCCGTGCATCACTATCTCGCTTCAGGAGTCGGCGGAGGCCGACCAGACCCACGGTGACGTCCACTACGTGACGGAAGAGAGGTCGCCGGGAGACTGGCCCGCGCTCACCGAGCCGTTCACGCCGGTCGCGTACTCGCCCGGGTCGGGGATCATGGTCCTGCCCATCGACGTCATGGGCAACAGGGTTGTCGCTGCGGGCATGCAGCTGGTGACTCGCGACGGTCGCTCGTACACGATCATGCAGAACCTCGGCGACGATGAGATCTCGTTGAAGCCGGGTACGGTCGACGACTTCAAGAACGCCGTCATCAAGGGCGCGACCGACCGCTTTGCGACTACCGTCGAGAGCGTCACGTTCAAGGAGGTCTACCAGATCGGCATCCACGTGATGGGCGAGCCTACCTACCTCCTCCACCTGCATTCCATCGTGCAGTTCATGCTCCTCAAGTACAAGCAGGAGCTGCTGGAGACCCGCGGCTTCGAGCGCACGTCGCTCACCTCGACCGACTTCCGTCGCAACCTGGAGTTCGACAACGAAGAGGTCTTCGCCAGGTTCATCACCATCACCGGCTACGCGCGCCACTACTGGCCGAAGGCTACGAACCCGCTGATCGATGTCGTCGACACGCAGCCGGCGTTCGAGCCGACGTTCGCGTACGAACCCGGCCTGGTACCCGCCCCCGCACCCCCGCCCGTTGATGACCAGGGCGAAGGCCTGAACGACGACGACGCCTGGGGCGTCATTCCCGTGGAGTAACCGATGCGACCCCTGCGCAAAGACGAAGTCGAAGCAAACGAGCACAACCTGTATTCGGTGGTCCCGAAGGAAGTGTCGGACCACCCGTTGTTCAACAAGGGCCACACCGTGGGGATCATGACGGCGGAGTCGCCGCGCTTTCCCACACATCCGGGCGGTAACGAGGCGTTGAGCGCAGACCTGCACGGCCTCGGGCTGCACCACGAGCCCACGCACGGATCGTACGGTGCGCCGGAGAACAGCTTCATCGTGCACAACCCCACGCGCGAGCACATGTACACCCTCGGCCGCAAGTACGGCCAAGAAGCTGTCGTGTACTCGCAGGATGGGAAGCACGAGCTGCTCTACACCCACGGCCCCAACGCCGGCAAGCACCAAGAGTCGAAGCCGGAGATGCACTACAGCCAGACCCAGCCGAAGGACTTCTACACCCACCTGCCGGGCAAGGGGTACGTGACCCTTCACTTCGGCGACGAGATGCACGATTCCCCCGTGAAGGGGACGGTGCCGCTGGAGCACCATGTGGCGCAGCCGCCACTCAATCCGATGGAGCGCGATCTGATGCGGAAGTTCGCAAAAGACCTGGCGGCCGTCATCGGACGGGTTCTGGAGAAGGCCGAGAAATAGGCCGTTTTGTTCCGCTAGAGCCCCCAATCTTTCAAACACCTATCGGGAGACCCACGTGGCCGAATCAAATCGTAAGCTTTCCGCGCCCCTTCAGAAGTTCGCGACCGACCTGAAGGCTGTGCTGCTCAAGACCGAGACCCAGATCCGTGAGATGCGCGCCCGCGAGGCGTCGACGAAGGAACGCAAGCTGGAGAAGCACGAGCTGTGCGCTCTCTGCGGCGGCCCCGAGCGCGACTCGCTCTGCCCTTGCGTTCAGAAGCTCCAGAAGAACGCGCAGGCAGGTTACGGCGGACCGACCCCCAGCCCGCCTCAGGCCGGCGGGACTCAGCCGATGGGCATGGCCGAGGGTGTGAAGAAGAACGAGCTGTGCAAGAGCTGCGGCAAGTCGCACGACATGGGCAAGTGTGACATGGACGACGTGCGCCCCGGCAAGGATCTCGCGAAGAAGACCCCCGAGGGGATTTCCGAGAAGACGATGCACAAGCTCAAGGACGAGTACGGTCACGACAAGGAAGGCAAGTCGAAGGCCTACGCCACCGCGAACGCAATCGCGAACGGCACCGTGAACCACAAGTCCGAGCTGGCGAAGGCCGGCACCACGCCGCACATGGACGAGGTGAAGCCCGGCAAGAATCTCGCCAAGGGCATGCCGACGTCAAGTGCCGCATCTCTCGCGCCGAAGGCTCCCGCGCCCGCGACTTCCGTCGGTCAGGCGAACAAGGAGATCGGTGGCATGAAGTCCGTGTTCGGCGCGCACCCGGCAGTCACGGGTGGCACGATGGCGCCGAAGAAGCCCGTCGCCCACATGGGTCGTACCGGTGGCAGCGGGTTCTCGATGACCGCTGGTGGCGCATCGACGCCGCGCGCGAGCGTCTCGGGCTCGATCCCGAACGCGAAGTCCGAGAAGAACCCCGGCAGCGCCTCGAAGTACGGCACGGGCGGACCGGGTCACGCGACCCAGACGAACATGCCCTCAGCTCTCAAGACGAACATGGCTGCGACCGCGAAGAGCGAGAACTCCATGGTCTACCCGAAGGTCGCAGCCGAGAAGGCCGTCGACGGTGCCAAGGCTCCGAAGAAGGGCAAGGACGCCACCCCGGACAAGCAGGGTTCAGGCGGCGAGATCAAGGGCGGCAAGGGCCTGAGCAAGGCCGCTCCCGCGATGGCGAAGGCCCCCGCAGGTAAGGGCGTGCCGGGCAAGCAGCCGGTGGGTCAGGGCGGCGGCGACGCGCACAAGCTTCCCGCAGCCGCTTCCGCAGCGAAGCCCGGCGCTCAGAAGCCGGCCGCGAAGCCCGCAGTCGGCTCCCTGAAGACCGCAGGCGCGGCCGAGGCCGGTCGCCTGAAGGGCAACGCCAACGTGCAGCGTCTGCGTGGCGATCTGGCGAACGTCCAGGCTCAGAAGGACAAGGCCCAGGGCATCGACCTCGCGTCGCTCGCCTCGGGTGCGAAGGCTCACGCTGGCTCGGTCGACGTCGACGTCTCCGACTTCGACAAGGGCCCGGCCAACGCGACCCTCGGCCAGCGCCTGAAGGCGAACCCGGCCGCCGCCCCCGCGGGTGGCGGTGCCGACGCCCTCAGCGGCGCGCGCGACAAGATGAACCTCGCGGCGGCCAGCAAGCAGAAGGGCGGCGTGGGATTCCTCCGCGGCCTGTTCTCGATGTTCCACTCGCCGAAGGCTCAGGCTCCGGCCCCGGGCGCCCCCCAGCAGCAGGGCAGCCTCACCAGCAAGCGCTTCCACGGCGCGATGCCGCTCCAGCGCGGCGAGATGGACATGCGGAAGGCCGCCCTCTCGCTCACCAAGAAGGACCTGGAGGCCGACGAGCTGGACAAGGGCCTCTCCGGCGTAAACCACAACCGCAGGATGCTCTCGGTGACCCCGAAGCGCCGCGGCAAGAAAAATCGTTAACCCTCGCAAAGACACAATCTTTCCTTACGGAGATCGACCAAAATGTCTCAGAATTTCCCCACCGACGCTGGCGTACTGATCACCCCGGGTGCGTACGCGCGCTACAACGTCGTCCAGCAGAACACCGGCATCGCCACCACGGGCGTCATCATGCTCGTCGGTGAGGCGGACGCCGGCCCCGATTTCACCCAGGAAGAGGACCTCGCGTCCACTGTCTTCGGTCCGGGCCAGATCGGCGACGTCAAGGCGAAGTACAAGACCGGTCGACTGGTCGATGCGTTCAACGCGGGCGCGGTCCCGGCGAACGACCCCCAGATCCAGGGTGCGCCCGCGGGCTTCATCCTGGTGAAGACCAACCCGTCGACGAAGGCGTCGGGAATCCTCTCGCACTTCGACGACACCAACTACGCGACCATCCAGGATCGCAGCTGGGGCAAGATCGGCAACCTGATCTCGTTCGAGGTCACGGCGAAGACGGAAGAGTCCGTTCCGAGCACGGGTTCGTTCGCGATCATGCTTCCCATCGCGTCCACCAACATCTCGTTCCGCGTGAACGGCGGAACCGAGCTGGCGGTCACCATCGCAGCCCTTGACACTCCGACCACCACGGCCACTGCCATCGGCGGTCTCGCTGGCATCGACTGTGACGGCGGCGCTGCTGTCGCCTGCCTCACGGCCGCCACGGGCACCATCGCCCTGACGGTCATCGGTGGTTCCGGAAGCTTCAAGGTCCAGCTCGATCGCTCGATCCCCTTCGACCTCCTGCCGGCAATCGGTGACACGCTCTACATCCCGTCGACGGCAGGCCTCGCCGTGGCTCACGCCGTGAACGCGGGCTCGTACATCGTGACGGGCGCAAGCACGTCGCAGATCCTCGCGACGAAGATGCTCGACGTCACGGGCGCTCCCGACGCGCGCACCGCGCCGATCACCACGGCCGCGACCGCGGTCGTCGGAACGGGCGACCTCGTCGGCTACGGCGCCATCACCATCCACCTCATTGACGCCGTCGACCCCATCGACGGCTACGGCAAGAGCCTCCAGTTCAACGAGCTGGAGACCGGCACTGGCACGGTTCTGTCGCTCTGCTACACGCTCGGCTCCTCGGGCCCGGCAGCGGTCAACTTCATCTCGACGGACGAAGATCCATTCCTCATCGTCTCGGGCGCCGAGTACGTGGCGACTCTGACCGAGTCGCGCCAGGTCGACAACGTCACCAACGACATCAACGCGGGCGGCGGCATCGGCCTCAAGATCGGCTACCTGGGCACCACGGCTCTCGTGACCGTCGACAGCACCTCCATCTCGGTCGTGGCGGTCGGCGGCACCAACGCCGGCACCCTCACCGTCCTCCTGGCGGACTACCCGTCCATCGCGGACCTCGCGGCGTTCATCAACTCGAACGACGGCTACACCTGCACCCCGGGCACCGCAGTCCTCGGCTCCCTGCCCTCGACCGCTCTCGACCAGGTCACCTCGCTCGGCTGCTGCTCGACGTGGGAAGCCCTGACCCCGGGACGCATCAAGGTGGACGCGTACAAGTTCTTCACCGCTCTGCGCGACAACGGCTTCCTCACGGAGCTGTCGGCGCAGGCGACCTCGGGTCTCCCGCAGCCGAGCGTCGGCGTCTCGTTCCTCTCGGGCGGTGCGAAGGGCGCAACCTCGGACGCGAACATCGCGGCGGCCTTCGACGCGCTCAAGATGGTTCGTGGCAACTTCCTCGTCCCGCTGTTCTCGCGTGACGCCACGGGCGACATCGCCGACGGTCAGACCGACACGTCGTCGACGTACACGATCGAGGCGGTGCACGCGAACGCGCGCGCCCACGTCCTCCAGATGTCGACGCTGAAGAAGCGCCGCAACCGCCAGGCCTTCCTGTCGCTCCGCGGCGCCCTCTCGGACGTCAAGTCCGCCTCGGGCGAGCTGGCCTCGTTCCGCTGCTCGCTCGCGTTCCAGGACGTGCGCGATCGTTCGATCGCCGGCAGCGTCGCGCAGTTCCAGCCCTGGATGAACTCGGTCAAGGCCGCGGGCATGCAGGCCGCCGGCTTCTACCGCGCGATCTTCAACAAGGGCATCGCCATCTCCGGCGCTCTCCAGGCGGCCGGCGACTTCAACGACCAGGACGACGACGCCGTCGAGCTGGCGCTGGAGGCGGGTCTGCTCATCATCGCTCGTCCCCCGACGGGTGGCTTCAAGTACGTGTCCGACCAGACGACGTACGGCCGCGACAACAACTTCGTGTACAACAGCATCCAGGCTGTGTACGTGGCCGACATCATCTCGCTCACCACGGCGCAGATCATGGAGCAGGCGTTCGTCGGCCAGTCCCTCGCGGACGTGTCGGCAGCGCAGGCGCTCTCGGTCCTCGACGCGATCATGGACAACATGCGCCGCCTGAAGCTCATCGCGTTCAGCGACGACGCGCCGAAGGGCTACAAGAACCCGGTCATCAAGATCAACGGCCCCGCGATGGTGGTGAGCGCCGAGGTGAAGGCTGCGACCGCGCTGTACTTCATCCCGATCACGTTCTCCATCACGCAGATCCAGCAGTCGGCGTAATCCCAATCTTCACTTAAAGGAACGAAATGGCCTCCAAGCAAACTGCCCCGAAAGTGATGTCGGGCGCCCGCGCCAAGCTGAACGTGTTCGATCCGAACACGGGCAACAGCCACGTGGTCGGGCTCTTCAACAACGTCTCGTACAACATGACGTACGAGACGCAGCCCGCGTACGTCCTCGGTCGCTTCGGCGCCGCGGAGGTCGATTTCACGTCCATGGACCTCATCTCGATCACGTGCTCGGGCTTCCGAGTCATCGAGCACGGCCCCTGGGTCGAGACCGGTCTGCCCAAGCTTCAGGACCTGCTCCTGAGCGAGTACCTCACGCTGGACATCTACGACCGCCAGCGCCAAGCCCTCGGTCTGCCGGACTCGATCGCGCACTTCAAGAACGTCCGCTGCACCGGCTTCTCGACCACCATCTCGGCCCGCAACCTCGAAGAGATCACGGTCACCTTCGTCGCGCTCGGCATGGACGACGAGTCCGCCGCCAACAGCGAGCACGTCACCGCCGCCGACCTGCCCCCGATCACCTAAGCCCGGGTCCCCCTCCCTTCTCCCCGGCTGCTGGACTGGCCCGCCCTCCTCACGGATGGCGGGCCTTTCTTTTGGGGCTTGACCTTCGGGTCGAGATTCAGTAGACTGTCCTTGTTGGACATCCTGCTGCACATCCTCGTGACCCTCGCCCTGATCCCCGGGTCGCTGCTCTTCGTTGCAGTGCTGGTGTGGCGCGCTGCGCGGGCCGCCACGGGCTTTTCCAAGCCCTCCCTGCCCCTCAGGTCGTCGACCGGATCGATCGTTTGTACGGAGGCTGACTGGCACCGGCACATGAAGGCGGAATACCCGTATCATTACGCGGCCTTCGAGTCGTTTCCGATGCTTCTCCGCCGGCTGGGGCGTCTCGCCGTCCGTACCTTCAGCCTCAAGACCGTCCGGGAGTCGATTTTGAGCGGTGCCTTCCGCACCTTCGCGAGCTGGGTGGAGTTCAACTGGGACGACATCCAAGACTTCCACCTGCTGGAAGGCGAAGAGGGTCCCCGCGCGCAGCACAACGTTCGGATGGCTGAGATCCGATGCCTGTATTTGTGGTGGACCGAGGTCCGTCCCGAGCGCGTCCGCCGGCACGACGAAGCTTCCCTTGACCACCGGGAGCGGGATGTGCTAGACTCGGAACTCGATGACCAAATTCACCTTGCCCGGCTCGCCAACGTTTGGAGGGACCTCACATGAGTAAGCGGTACCACGACGACTTCCCAGCAGCGCCCACGTCTCTGATTGCAGGCATCGCTGCCGCCTGCGTGATCCCGACTATCATCGCGGCGCGGGTGGGGAAGGACGGGTCGGTGTACCTCGACATCTTCGAGAACGACGACTACCAGCTCGACCTCGACAGCCTGAACGAGATCGCCGACTTCTTCGAGGTCGAAGGCGACGAGGTCTTCGTCGAGCCGGGTCCGGAGTCGGACACCATCACGGTCAGCGTCTCCTCCTCGTGCTACGACTTCAGCGCGCAGTTCATCGAGCGCAGCGCGCCTCTCCCGGGCGAAGAGGACTCGGAAGAAAGCGTGGAGGCCAGTGTATCGCTTGCACTCTCCCGGAGAATTTAACGTGAAGGCGATCCCCTGCGCCGTCGAGGACTGCGGCGGCCTGGCGGTCCCCACACAGAAGGACGGGAGGTTCTACCTCCACCGCGGCAACGTCTACATCAACGTGCCGCCGAGCTTCGTCATCCCGAAGTGCAACCGCTGCGGGATGGACATGTTCACGGAAGAGCTAGGCAAGGTCCTCATCCAGGTGTTGGAGGTCGAGTACCAGCAGCACGCGGACCTCATCAAGACCATCGTCACCAAGCACGCGAAGGCACAATGAACATCCTCATCTTCATCTTGGTCGCCGCAGTCTTCGCCCTTGGTATCGTCATGCTCGTGCACGCTCTCAAGAAGTCGCCCGGACCCGGGCCGGCAGCATCAGACCTGAAGCGGGCGCTCGTCATCATCTGGAACCAGATCTACGACATGCACGACTCGCTGCCGACCATCCGCTGGGTGACCGGCACGGACTTGAACTGCGCCAAGGGGACCGGCTGGATGGACAAGTTCGATGGCTGCGTGGCGGGGCTGTCTTGGCCTGACTCCAAGATGATGCTGGTGGCCTGGTACCTGGGGCTCAAGATCTCGGATTCGGCGCTCGCGCACGAGCTGTGCCACCACTACCTCTACCGCACGGGCCAGGACCCCGACTCCGGCCACACCGGCCCGGCCTTCGCCGCGGGCGGCATCAAGGACCGGGCCAACGCGGCCCTGAAAGCGGCCGGGCTGTGACCGGTCACGACCCGAGCCTCAAGGCCGAGGACACCCCGAGCGCGGTCGTGAGCGACTGGCACAAGCCCATCACCTTCGAGGGGCTGATGGAGACCATCGAGAAGGAGCCGCTCCTGAAGATGATCCTCGACGCGCGCGTGGCGGCCTTCATGCGCATCCCGATTCTCAAGTACTCGGGCTACGACATCGAGTTCAAGGTCCCCGAGCCCATCGAGTACACCTGCAAGGGCTACACGATCTACGAGGACGCGCTCGACGCTGCCCGCTACGGCGGCGTCGCGGTCACGGGCAACCCCTGCGCTGAGGTACAGCTGACCGGGTACGAACGCGACCCGTTCTGGCAGCAGTGGCAGGCGCAGAAGGCGCAGATCGAAGCCGAGGGCGGCGCCAAGTGGCGGACGCCCATCTTCACAGACGACGCCGACGTCCACGCCGCCTCGTACGCCTCGTACGTCGCGTCCACGATGGACTGGGACTCGGAAGAGGAGTCCACGGACCCCGGCGTAGGCCCTGCCCCCGCCGAGGAGTACAAACTAGAGGCCGCGCCCGAGGCTCCCTACGCCGTCCCGACGGTCGACACCGACGGTTTGATGAAGTCCGACGTCTGCTACCTCTGCGGCACGAAGCACAGCATCTGCCACTTCAACCGGTCGCCCTACGACTCCCTGATCGCCTGCATCCGGTGCATCGAGGTGCACTTGAACTGGAAGCTCAACCGGGACGGCACCCTGACTCGCGTAGAGCCCGGTCTGTAGGGGTTTTGTTCCATTCGGCACCCCAATCTTTGGGGTATGCCCAATCCTGCGCTCATCGAAATCTATGAGGACCGGATCGCACGCCTTGAAGAGGGCGTGACGGACTGCAAGGTCGACCTGGGCATCGTCAAGACCCAGATCTCAGACGGCGTGAAGATGCTGTCGGAGAAGCTCGACGCCGTCGCTGTCTTGTCGGAGCGGGTCGCCGTGCTGGAGATCAAGGGCCAGCTCGCGCAGCAGCTCAAGATTCAGGAAGAGGAGATCCACGCGAAGACGTCCGCGCGGCGCTCGTTCCGATGGAAGCTCGTGACCGGCGCCATCACTGCCGCCGTGGCCGTCATCGGCCTGCTGCTGAAAATCGCATTCGGCGGGTAACGTGGGCAAGCACGTCAAGAAGTTCAACCTGGGGCACCTGAAGTCCCAGAAGTTCGCGGGGCTCATCATCTGCGTCCTCGTGCTGGCCATTTGTGCGTTCTTCATGGCCGCGGGGAACTTCGGCAACCTCGCCCTGGGGATCACCGGCCTCTACACCGCGTTCGTCGGAGGCCGCGCCTGGAGCGACGGCCAGTCCCTGAAGTTCGGCGGCGCCACGGGCCCGGGAGATCGTGAAGAGGGCAGCGCGGTCCGCCGGCTGCCGAAGGCCGAGGGCGAAGCCGAAGGCCAAGAGAAAGAGGTCGACTGATGTTCAACTGGATCAAGCGCGTTCGTTTCACCCAGCCCCCGACCCCGAAGACGAAGGTCATCGAGCTGGAGATCGGTGGCCGTATCGGCAGGTTCATGTGGAACCACAACTGGGGCGCGATGACCGTGCCCTGGCCGTTCATCACGACGATCTTCTACTGGTCGGCGGACCCGCAGCCCGACGGCGCAGTGAACCAGTTCATCCGCGTGCACGAGTTCGTGCACGTGAAGCAGAACGAGCCGGATCTCTTCTTCGGCGTGAGCTGGGTCCGCTACATGTGGGCTTCGATCCGCAACTTCTCGTTCAAGACCTGGCGCGCTGACGGACTCTCCGCGGCTCTCCTCGCGGCCTACCACGCGAACAAGTTTGAGCTGGAGGCGTACGCGGTCGAGGACGGTACCGGACAACACGGACTGCCCGACTGGGCCAAGGAATAGCGCCTTGACTCGGGCCTGAGCCCGTGATAGAATCCGCCCCATGTCCGTCGACAACTACCTGAACCGTCTCCGCAAGGCGGGATGGGACTGGCTGGAGCACAAGAACAGCTGGTACCACCGCGCGCCGCGGAACAAGGACCGCCGCTCGGGCCGCGCCGAGAAGCGCGCAGCGCGCGCGCTCGACCGCAAAGAGATCGACTCGGAAAAGATTCCGTAGTAGTTTGAGGACAAAGTCGCCGTTGGATGAAAAATCGGACGGCACGCTGGTAGGCCCTTAATCCCCTCAAAAGGACGTCGGCCTCTGGAGGTCATTGTTGAGAAAGGCTGACCTGCGTCCCAATCTTCTGTGAGCCCGATGAAGTTCCACCGCTTGCTATCCCTGTCTCTGTTGCTGCTCGCGTAAGCGAGAACAACAAACCTGCGCCTCAGGCGCTCAGACATAGGCGATCGTGGCGGAACTGGTAGACGCGCTGGATTGAGAGTCCAGTGGGCTAACGCCCGTGCAGGTTCGACTCCTGTCGATCGCACCACCCCCAGGTGGCGGAATCAGAAGACGCGCGTGGCTCAGAACCACGTGGGCGAAAGCCCGTGCAGGTGCAAGTCCTGTCTTGGGGACCAGGCGCTCGTAGCTCAACAGGCAGAGGCAATCCGTTCAAAGCGGAGAGGTTGTGGGTTCGAATCCCACGGGGCGCACTTTTCTCTTGCACTCTTCGAGAAGATTCCGTAGACTTAATCTTGAAGGTTGAAGATGAACGCGCTGACCACATACACCACGACCCGAACCGGCGGAATTACCGTCGGTGGCCGGACGAACGTGTATCCGCGCCATCAACACCAGCAGCGCCCACTGTCGGGTGCTCTCGATCGCTTCGATCCTCGCGGATCAAAGTAAACGCCAAGCCGGCTAGGCCGGCACAATCGATCGAAGACGCACCCTAGCTCAGCCTGGTAGAGCGGTGCCCTGAAAAGGCACGCGTCGGTGGTTCAAATCCATCGGGTGCGACCGCTTTGCTGCTGAAAGCTTCTGGTGGAGCTACGCCGCTGTCTACGGCGAGTTGACGAGTTCGATTCTCGCCAGCAGCGCAATGCTCCCCAGTGTGTTCGATCATCTGGGTGTAGCTCAGCCTGGTCAGAGCTTCCGGCCCGGAACCGGAAGGTCGGGGGTTCGAATCCCTCCACCCAGACCAGAAAATTAAATATGGTGGCCGTAGTGTAGTGGCCCTGCACGTCGTGCTGTGAACACGGAAGTACCGGATCGAAACCGGTCAGTCACCCCGCTTCTTTGAAAACTAAATAGTCGACCATGTCTCATGTGGGGACGTATACCGCTAGAGGGGCGGGCCTGATTGTAACCCAGGTGTCTTGGCTCCGTAGGCGCGACTCCTACCGGCCCCACAACTTGCCGATCTCGTTCAACGGTAGGACGACTGCCCAGTAAGCAGTTCATGAGGGTTCAATTCCTTCGTTCGGCTCCCGATGCTACTCTCGTTCAACGGCAGGACATCCCCTTCGTACGGTGAAAAAGAGGGTTCAATTCCTTCGAGTAGCTCAGAAAATATTCCCCTGTGGTCTAAAGCATGATGCCTGGTTCTGACCCAGAGCGACGGAGGTGCGAGTCCTTCCGGGGGAACGAAAAGAAACACGCGAGAATAGCACAATGGTAGTGCGCCTGGCCGATTACCGGGTGACGTTGGTCCGATTCCAGCTTCTCGTACTGCATCGCTGTCGGTCAACTGGACAGACCACCTCGCTACGAACGAGGAACAGTGGAGGTTCAAATCCTCTCAGCGATACCACGGTGTCCGATACTTTAGGCAAAACAGGCCATTTCGTCTGAAGTATCGGACACCATCGATCCCCTGTCGTCTAACGGCAGGACGGCGGGCTTTGAACCCGCCTATGGTGGTTCGAGTCCATCCGGGGGAACAGCACATGGTCTTCACCTGAAGCCGGCGGCGCCGGGCTGGATGGGCAACTCCTTCTCCCGGATCCCATCGCCCGCGCCGCCGGCCGTTTCGTAGCTTACACTTTCGTGACCTCCGGAAGCTCTTGCCTTTCCGGAAAAGATTCAGTAGAATTAAGACTGGAGGTTACGAATGAAAGCTGTACTGGTCGCCATCCTCACGCTCTTGGCCGTCCCCGCCTTCGCCGCCGATCAACCCACGCAGCCCCCGCCTTTCGTGCCCAACGATGCGCCCGCGGCTCCCAGCGAGCCGACCGAGGCCGCTCCCGACATGGATTCGATCCTTCGCAGCCTCATGAACGACGACGACGACAAGAAGCTGACGATCGAGTGCAAGGAACACCCCTGCATCCCCACCTACCGCTTCTCCGACAGCGTCGACGAGGACGCCACCAAGAAGTTCGAGAAGTTCATGACGGCCGCCATCGAAGCGAAGGCCGACATGGTACTGTTGGAGATCAACACCCCCGGCGGCAGCATGGACGACGGCCACGAGATGGTTCGGGTCATCGAGCGCTCTCCCCTCCAGGTGGTCTGCGTCGTCGACGGCAAGGCCGCTTCGATGGGCATGTACATCTTCCAGTCGTGTGACCAGCGAGTGATGACCAAGCGCAGCATGCTCATGATTCACCAGGTCTCGCTGATGGTCAACCACGCCCGCATCACCGAGGTCACGGTCGAGAACGCCGCCGCGACGATCAAGGTCGCGACCCGCGCCTACGTCGAGTGGTGCACCCACCGCATGAAGATCAAGGCCCCCGCGGTGCTCCAGAAGATCAACTCCGGCCGCGAGTGGTGGCTGGACTGGGAAGAGGCCATCCGTACGGGCGCCGCCGACAAGGCTGTCGACGGCCCGCCGGGCGAGGTCCTCAAGAACCTGAAGGCCCACGGAACGCCGTAGGTGAGCTTCGAGGACGACTGCATCAAGGAGCGTGGGCGCCCGCTGACCGGGCGCTTCGCTCACTACTGCTATGACTGGGACGGGATGACCGTCGACGAGACCTGCCCTGGCGAGATCACGTCGTGCCACTGCACGATCGAAGGTGTCGGGGAGGTGCCGGCGGAAGTGAAGGCGGAGGCGGACGCGGAGATGGTGCGGATGGAAGAGGAGTTCCACCGTCAGCAGCTCACGGAGCGTCCCACTCCTCCAGATCCTTCAAGCACTTAGTGCAGACGGGGTCCCGCCCCGGCGGGACGAAACAGCCACACCTGAAGCATCGAGCCACGACCACCAGGTCGGGCTCTAGCTCAGCCAGACGCCCTGCTGCTTCGTCAAGTCCGGAACGCATGGGATCCCTGCGATGGAGAAGTCCTCGTCGAGCGTGGCCCCCAGAATCTCCCACTCCAGCTTGCCCAGGATGGCGATGGCTGGGAGCTTCTCGTGCTTCTTGTCGTAGGCGATGACCATCTCCTGGACGTACGACACGACGCCCATCATCTCGTACCGGTGCTTGCGTTCTTCGCTGTTCATGAAATGTGTGAGTCCTTTCATCTTGCTTGAAGTGTGCCAGACGGCCGCGGGGGTGTCAAGGTCCAAATAGTGCTTGCTTTCCTTCGCGAGATTCCGTAGACTTAAAGAGTAGGGTACTTCCTGGGTGATTAAACACTGGCAATCCCGCCGTGTGATGAAACCCTAGATACCCAACTCGGAGAATTGAACATGAGCGACAAAGAAGACGTCCAGGTATTGTGTGTGCTCCCCAGGAACAAGCGGTTCGGAGGGAGACAGGTCGTGCTGGTGCTGAGCGCGTGCGTGGAAGCGTGGGACAAGAATCCCGAAGTCCGCACGAAGAACGCCAACCTCGTCGAGCTGGCCAAGCGCCTCGCTGGCGATGTCGGCCAGCTGGTTCCCGCCTCGGTCATCGAGATCGGCCGCCGTGACGGCCGCCGTCGCTTCCGAATCGTGGACGGTCACCGCCGGTTCATGATTCTCGACAGCGCTGGCGTGGAGCACTTCCTCGCCATTCTGTACACCGACATCAAGCCGGGCTCGTCGCAGTTCGGCGAGCTGTTCGAGAACCTGAACACCGCGACGCGCGCCATCGGCATCCGCGAGCGCGTGTGGCTGGCTCTGAACGACGAGCGCATGGCGGCTGGCGAAGACGCCTGCAAGCTCGCCGACGAGATCAAGCGCGGCCTCGGTGCCGAGGCCCTCAGGGCCTTCGTCGAGGCGTGCTGCCCCGTTCAGGCGTTCAACAGCGCCAAGCGGGCCTTCAACATGATGAAGGATCACCTCGGGGTCGATTTCGAGAACGACATCGTCACTCGCAAGGCCTTCATCTCGAAGGTCATCACCTGGCAGCTGGAGCAGAACGAGCAGCAGCAGCTGAAGCTCCGCCTCACCCAGATCGGTGAACTCCCGGCGAGCAAGAAGAAGCAGGTCATCAAGGACTTGAACTACATCAAGGGCCTCATCTACGGGAACCAGGGCTTCCCCAAGGCCGACGCCGCCGAGACCGAGGCGGAGGACGAGGACGAGGACGAGGGGTTCCAGGTCCGCAAGAAGGTCGCCTGATCGATTCCGTAGAAATACCACGATGAAGCACTACACCATCCTCGCGGCCCTCCTCCTCACGGTGTGGGGAGGGCCGGCTTGGGGTTACACCAAGCACCCGGAACCCCGGATGCCCTACATCTCCAGCCAGCACACCGAAATGGTGATCCCGCGGTACGCCTCGCCGTACTGGGACCGTTTCATCGCCGTCCGGAACCCGCTGCGCAAGCCAGTCTGGTTCTGGATGGAGTGCGAGTCCCACCTCACCACGAACGCCATCGCGCTGCGCGCGCGGCACACCAGCGTGTTCACTTTCAAGGACATCCCGCCGGAAGAGAAATGCCTCATCAACCACTGGGAGTACCAGCGCCGCGGGCACCAACCGAAGGAGTGGAGACCATGAGCCAGCTGAAGGACAAGATCGAACAGCGCGTCCTCGACCTGAAAGGCGGCGGCGAGAAGAAGGTCGGCCAACTCATCGAGGCCACCGCGTGGCACCTCGTCCACCGCGACATGATGATGGCCGCCGAGGTCGCTCGTGACGTCGCGACGAAGGCCTCGATCGACATCGACAACGTCGAGGAGCCCGCCATCTCGGACGTTCTCGCCATCCACCAGCTGTACCAGGCCTACCTCGGCCCGGCGTACCAGACGCTGGTCGAGGCGGGGGACATCCCGCGCCCGCCGGTCCCCACCAACAACAGCGGAGTCAAGACCAAGGACCAGCTGGACAGCTGATGCTCACCGCGTTCTACATCGCGCTGGCCGTCCTTGGGTCCGTCCTCTGCCTGCGCCTGATTCGGCTCGTCGACTGGGCGATTCGAGTCTTCGACCCGACCCACCGCTCTCGCTCGCTCGCCGAGCAGGCGTTGGTGTCGACGGGCTGCAACGTGTTCTGGCTCTCCGGGTACAGCTTCAAGGCTGCTCTCATGTGGGCGGGCTGTACCGCCGTGCTCTGGCCGTTGTTCGTCGGCATCTACTGCCTCGTCAAGTACCGGCCGCACTGGTTCACGATCTGGTCGGCGTTCAAGGCCGTGTTCGCCGTGTTGATCTCGCCCTTCATCCTGCTGGTGTTCAAGCTCGACAAATCAGCGTTCATCGGCCTCATGACGGCGCTCTGGCCCCACATCGACATCTACACGCCCGACGGCAAGCTCTACCTGCGCCGCTGGTTCATGACCCCGAAGGGGCAGAGCTACCGCCCCCGCTTCCTGCACCTCATCTGCCTGTCCGACGAGGGCCGCGACCCGCACGACCACCCGGGCTCGTTCACGTCAGACATCCTCTGGAACGGCTACGACGAGGAGATCTACTTCCCGCACGACTACTGCACCACCTGCGACGAGAAGCACCCGCTGGTGGGCCGCCCCGGCAACCCTCTCATGCGCGCCGCGCGCGAGGGCGACCACCTCGACAACCCGGAAGGTCACACGCACACCGTCAAGCTGATCGGCCCAACCCTCACCTGGGTCGTGGCCTGGCAGAAGGGGCGCCCGTGGGGGTTCTGGGTGATGGACGAGTGCCAGCCTGAGCTGGACGTCTGGATCGAGTCCGAGCAGTACGGCGACAAGGGCGAAGAGCGAAAGTCCTGGACAATCGACGGCAAGTAGGGTAGGTGTACGACATGGGAAGTCCACTGGAATTCGTGAAGTGTGAGAAGCGCCGGGCCCGCATCGAGACCCTGGAGTCGGACCACTTCGTCGCGGAGCGCCACAGGGTGCTGGAGGGCTTCGTGTACTACGAGCCCGTGCAGGAGTGCCACTTCGTCCTGTACCGAGACGACGACAAGCTCATGCGCACGAGCGAGATCTTGGAGGTCTACGCGCGCACGAACGAGACCATCCACTTTCGCACCCACCACACGAAGTACCGCTTGACCTGGCTGTAGGTCTCTGGTACGCTGTCCGTTCAGGGTGCGAGGAACACAAGCGATTCGGCCCTCACATTCAAAAGCAGGCGACGGCGAAGGGCCGCCTACGGACCTGGCGCGTTAGGACCTCGCACCCACTACTTTGAGGAACCCATGTCGATCTCACAACTGAACAAGGCCGGCCAGATCGTGCCGGTGAAGCTCTGGGCGAACCTGCACGAGGTCGACTCGGGAGCGCTCGATCAGCTGTCGAACGTGGCACGTCTGCCGTGGGTCTTCCACCACGTCGCCGTGATGCCGGACGTCCACGCGGGCAAGGGCTGCACGGTCGGCTCGGTCATCGCCATGAAGGACGCGGTCGCGCCGGCTGCGGTCGGCGTCGACATTGGCTGCGGCATGGGTGCCATCCGCACGTCGCTGACGGCATCGGACCTCCCGGAGAACCTGCACGACCTGCGCCTGGCGATCGAGTCGGCGGTGCCGGTGGGGTTCAACTCGCACGGCGCGCCCGCGTACCGCGGGAACCAGATCACCAAGCGCAAGGGCGACGAGCTGTTCTCGAACTTCAAGGACCTCCACGAAGGGGTCCAGGATCGCCTGGGCAAGGCCCGGGAGCAGATCGGCACCCTCGGGGGCGGGAACCACTTCATCGAGGTCTGCCTCGACGAGGGGTCGTCCTGCGCGTATCCTGAGGACTGCCTCGACCTCCAGAAGTGCCAAGAGCCCCGCGTATGGCTCATGCTGCACTCGGGCTCGCGCAACATCGGCAAGGAGCTGGCGGAGCGCCATATCGAGGTGGCGCAGGAGCTGATCCACAACGCCCGCCTGCCCGACCCGGACATGGCCGTCTTTCTCGCCGGCACGCCGGAGATGAAGGCGTACCGGAACGACCTGTTCTGGGCGCAGGACTACGCGTTCCTGAACCGGTTGGTGATGTTCGATTTGCTCAAGTCCGCGTTCTGTGACACCCTCGGCCTCTTTGAGGTGCCCGAGGGGCACAAGGGCATGGTCGCGGGAAAGTCCGTCTCGTTCGCGGACCCGATCCTTTGTCACCACAACTACGTCGCCGAGGAAGTTCACTTCGGCGAGAAGGTCTTCGTGACCCGCAAGGGCGCGATCAATGCGGAATTGTGGACCATGGGCATCATCCCGGGCTCAATGGGGACGAAGTCCTACATCGTCCGCGGGCGCGGCAACACGGAGTCGTTCAACTCGGCGTCGCACGGCGCCGGCCGTAGAATGTCCCGCGGCAAGGCGAAGAAGATGTTCACGCTGGACGATCTGGCCGAGCAGACGAAGGGTGTCGAGTGTCGGAAGGATCAGGGCGTGCTCGACGAGATCCCGGGCGCCTACAAGGACATCGACGAAGTCATGGCCAACCAGGCCGACCTCGTCGAGGTCGTGCACACCCTGCGGCAGGTGCTCTGTGTCAAGGGGTAGCGTCTTCCTGCGGATCGCCATCGTCTTCGCGTTCTGCGGGTCCTTGTACTGCTTCGGAGGCGTGATTCGGTCGTGGGGCCAGCGTGCCCTCGTCGACCCTCCCTGCGTAGATGTCATCGGTTTCAACGCTTGCAGCAAGAGCGAAGAGCAGGCCTGCAAGCGGCCCGACCAGGTCCTGACCTGGCAGCCGGCCAATCCGACCGGCTTCGTCTACCGCTGCACCTGTCCCCACCCGGCGGCGAAATGAGGCTCCTTCGCCCTTCCAAGAAGCCGTGTCGGAACGCGAAGCGCTACAAGGGCTTCCGTCCGCCACGGTGCTCGGGCGGCGCCGGCTGCTTCGCGTGCATCGACAAGTGGGTCGAGCGCACGAAGGGGCTGGTCAATGTATGCTAACAAGCTCGTCAAGCTCAAGGTCCTCGGCTACCAGATCCGGAAGACCTGCGCCAACTGCGTGCACTCCTTCTTCCCGAACGAGCGCACCGCCTGGGGCACGTGCTCGAAGTACACCTACGACCACCTGAAGCACAGCGATGCCAAACGACAACTCTCGATCCACCGCTCGGGGAAGTGCGAAGAGGGCTACGAAAAGAGCCCCACTGCAACCTCCTCCCTCAACCTCGGCGGATTCGAACAGCTCGTCGAAGACTGAGCCCCGCCGGCCGTTCCTGGCCGTCCAGCGGATCGGTCACGCGGTGCCCCGCGGCTTCGTCGCCTACGAGGTCAACGTCCTCGACTGGGATCACGAGTGGTGGATGTGGACTTGGGAGTGGCAGCGCCTGAAAGTCCGACGCAATCTTCTCTTGCAACCGCCCGAGGGATCTGCTAGGGTATCTGAACTGGCTGAGACCAAGGGAGACACAACATGAGCGACAACGGAGAGAAAGTCCACGAGCGAGCCGATTCCGAGAAGGTGCGTCATCGCATCTACACGGACTCCAAGCAGGCGGTCGAGAAGACCCTCAAGGACGTCAGCGAAGGCCTCGTCAAGCGCGGCTTCGACGCGAAAGAGATCAACCCCATCATCCGTGAAGGCGCAGACGACGCGTCCTACGGGTTCCGCAACAAATAACGCAGCCGCCGGGAGGCGGACGGTAACTGGAGGTGCAGCAACAGACACACCACTGAATCAATTCTGGGTCCGAACCGGTATCGACTGGGGAACTAGAAGCTGAGACGCGTGCAGAGGTTGGTCAGCAGGCCTCTTAAAAAGCGGACCAAAAAACAAATGCGAAGCCTTCTCTGGAAAGCCTCGTTCCCTTCGACATCGTGTCGCAGGGATTCGGCTCGCGCCTCGCGGCGTAAGCTGAAGACTGAGTGGGTAGAGTAGCCCTAGGTATCCCACTCGGTCTCAAAGCAACTATGGGCAATGGCGTAGTGTCGCTCGTTCTTGGACGTAAACCAAGTGGTGGAGGGCGCCGGAAACGGATCGTGGGGTACTCGAACCCCCGCCCCCGAAATCGAGAAACGCACGTACAAGCTCAACGACAACGTCCCTTGGACTCGGGTTCGACTCCCGACGGATCCACCAGGCAGAAACGCCAGTTCAACTCTGGCACCCGGCCCTTACACATGGTCGGGTTCGTCTAACGTCAGGACGCTGCCACTACTTTCCCTCTTTTTTGTTCCGGCGTCTTAATCTTGGTTGTCAGGAGGGATACCTGATGGCCATCAAGCCCACGCTCGCCAATTCCGCAACTTTCGTCGTCGACAACGTGACCGGTGACACCACCGGCCAGATCTGGGTCGGCAAGTTCTCCGCCAAGAAGCGCCTGAACTTCAACGACCAGCTCCGCATGGACAACTTCCGCCGCCAGATGCTGGGCGCCGCGGAGGGTGAACCCACCCCGCGCGCAGCGTCCATGGCGCATATTTTCTCCAACCTGCTCGTGCGCCTCATCGAGGCCCCGAGCTGGTGGGTCGACGCCGACGAGGGTCGCGAGCTGGAGGACGAGAACCTCGTCCTCGACGTGTACGAGAAGGCCCTGAAGGTCGAGACCGACGCGCGCGAGGAGATCTCCAAGAAGGCGGAGGCCGCAAAGGCCGACCTGACCGAGACCCTCGCAGCCGTCGACAAGAAGTAATGCGGATCGACGGGAAGACGCCCATCGGGCGCAAGGTCCGCTGTCTCGACCCCAACGGTCAGATCAACGGGACCGTCTCCGCTTGCGACACGACCGCCGGCTGGATCGAGTGCTACGTCCTTCGTCCCGCCGACAAGCAAGGAAACACGAAGGTGCTCGTGGATCGCAAGAAGCGCGACTTCGTCAAGATCCGGGTCCACACGGACTTCGACATCGTCACCCGCCGCGGGCGCAAGCTGTTCTCGTGCCGCTGGACGATGACCAAGCCTCCGCAGCTGACCACCGTCCAGCACGGCCCACTCCCGAAGTAAAGGAGTCCTCTTGGACTTCTCCGACATCGAGCTGATCGCTCTCCGTGACGTCTGGCTGACGCGCCTGCGCCTGCCCGGCGTCTCGGAGGACTTCCACATCCACCGGATTTTTCGCGAGTACAGCAAGAAGTTCGTCACGCCCTTGCACGAGGTGTACGACCTGCCCGTGGAGTTCGTCGTGCAACGCTGGATGGAAGACCTCTACGAGGACTGGAAGGATGAGGACCTGATCGCTGAGGCGGTGAGCTTGCTCAAGCCCCACGACAAGGTCATGGCCGAGCGTCGCATGGAGGACGCTGACGACGCCGAGATGTTCCTCCTGGGCGAGGACGTCAAGCGCAGCGAAGCCGCAGCCAAGAAGATGGAGGACGCCATCAAGGCCCTCTCCGGCGTGGCCTCGATGCTCCGCGGACCCACGCTGGAGGAGAAGGTCACTGGCGGCAGGCTGTCGAAGCCGTCCGAGCTGGCGAACGTCAAGGTGGACCCGGGCAAGAAGATCGAAATGAGCTTCGGAAACTTCGACCTCGACGCCGACTCTTTCGGGCTTCTGGACGAGCCCGCGCCCAAGTCCCCGAACTCAAAGTAGCCGCAATCTTTAGGTAACGATGGCAGCGCAGGACAAAACCGTAAAGATCACCATCGTCGTCGACGACGCTGCGGCCCAGAAGGCCAAGCGCGCGATCATGGAGATCAAGCAGGAGGTCGACCGCCTCGTCGAGTCGACCTCCCGTCTTGGCGGGTTCCTTGGTGGCCTCGGCGCGGTCAAGGTCGGCAACAGGGCCGGTCAGACTGGCATGGGCTCGGCCACGCAGGCCACGCACAGTGCTGCCGGCGGCGCCATGGGCGGCGTCACGCAGGCCATCGCTGGCGGCGCCAAGGCCGGCGCGGCCGAGATTCGAAAGACCGCCGAGGAGACGAACAAGTCCTTCAAGTCGATGAAGGACAACTTCAAGAGCTTGGTCGACGCCCAAGATCGAGAAGTCCGCCGCATGGAGGGCATCTTCGGTCGCTTCCGTAGGATGTTCGGGGGTGGCGGCGGTGGTGGAGCTGGTGCCGGCCCGATCTCTCCTGGTGTGGGTGGCGCGGGCTCCGTCGCCGGAGGCGGTGGCGCGCCCGGCGTGAGCAACCCGCCGAACGCTCCGCGTCCGGGTGGTAGTGGCGGTGGCGGTGGTGGAGCGGGTGGCGGTGGCGGAGGTCGTCCGTGGTACAGCGTCACGGGCGCAGGTCTGACCCAGGGTACCGGTGCAAGCTGGCTCCCGGGTGGTGCGACCGGCATGGCCGCTGGCTTCGCTGGCGCGGCCGGTCTCCCGACCGGAACGCTCTCGCCCGCGGGCGCGGTCGGCATGGGCCTCAAGCTCGGCATGTCTGGCGTCTCCGCCTCGTACGAGAACCAGATGGCCAACGTCAACCAGGCCCTCATCGCGCCGATGTGGTCCACGAACGCGCGCGCGAAGCTCGGCGACACCATGGGACAGAACGCGCTCGCGATGCGCCACGGTGACATCGCTCGTTTCCACACGATGCGCGCGATGGAGTCAGATCCGAACTACAAGCAGATGATGAACCAGACGGACCTTCTGGAGTTCAAGCGCCAGAAGGAACACCCGACCGATGCCCTGAACGCCTTCGCGGCCGGCAGGGGCAAGGACTACCTCAGCAGCAAGGCCGGCGGATTCATGGGCGGCTCCGCGGGTGGAGATCAGTACGGCACGTCCCAGCAGGGTGGCCTGGAGCGCACTTGGAATAACACCAAGTCCGCCGCGAGCAGCATTGGTGCGTGGTTCACTGGTGGCAAGGCCACCGACTACACCGCGCAGGCCGACGCAGCGTACAACAACGCCGCGCCCGGTACCCGCGTCGGCAACAAGGGCGTGTTGGATATCGAGCAGGAGAATGCTCGCAACTCTGAACTCGCGATGCAGGCAGAGCGTCGTCAGGACATGCTGAACGCGAAGATGCGTGAGGACCCGGAGTACAACGAGCGCATGAACAATCAGTTCGCCCGCTCGAACGCCGACTCCTCGCTCATGCGTGGTCTCGGAATGAGCGGTCGCGATCTTCGTGTGGCTGGCAAGGGCAGCCCGATGATCACTGCGTCGCAGAAGATCCAGTCGCTCGCCGAGGTCCAGGGCCGTGACGTCAGCGAGTTCACGGGCGCGTTCTCCGCCCTCGCCTCGGGCGGTCGTGGCTTCGGCAAGAACTACATGGGCATCCTCGGCGCGCAGACCGGCGGCCTCTACAACGCTGCCGGCATCCAGACTGGCGGCGCCCAGTTCGGTGGCTACGGTGGCCTTCTCGGTCGTGGTGGCAAGTCCGGCATTCAAGGCATGATCGGTTCAGGCGGCCTCGACGTGACCGCAGGCGCGCAGCTGGCGGGCGGTGGCTTGTCCGCCATGATGTCTGGCAACTTCCTCGCCGGCTCCGGCGGCATCGGCGGCAGCGGTCTCATGGAGACCATGATGACGGCTGCCATGGGTGGCGGAGGGTCTACGACCGGCGGCCAGATGCGAGTCGCTCGCGAACTCCAGCAGAGCCAGGGCTACGCTGACCGTGAAGCCGCGGGCGGGCTCGACAACCTCAACAAAGCTTTGAATATGCGCGCGGCCATGAAGGCCTCGCCGGAAGCTCCGTGGGCGATCCGAAACATGCTCACCACCTTGAGTGAGCCGCAGCTGAACGACATCATGAAGGGCGGGCCCATGCCCGACGCCCTGATCGCTAACGGCGTGACGAAGGAGATGGTCCAGAAGTACTACGCCGCGAAGAACCAGACGATGTTCTCGCGCTTCGGTACTTCGAAGGAATACGGCACGGACGCGCAGCGCAGTGAGGTCGGTAAGTACCGCGCCGCAAGCGGCCTCGGTTACCTGAAGGGCAAGTCTCCGCAGGAGGTCGAGAGGGCTCTCAACGTCCTCGCTGGCGCTGGCGCAGCCGGCGGTGGCAGCATCATCGATCACCTTGGCGTTCTCCGTAAGCAAGCTGCTGTGATCGGTGTCTACGGCAAGCCGCACGGCAAGGGCGCTGGCGACGTGCTCGCCAGTGGCACCAACATCGAAGCCTCCAACACCGCCCGCGCCATCGAGACGAACGTGTCTGGACAGAAGGAGGCCGTCGAGGGCGGCGCCTTCCGCGACGACACGGGGCACTTGGCCGAAGGTCATGCCGCCGAGGTCATTGGTCGCAAGCATGCTCAAGGTGCGCTCGGTTCGGGCAAGGACGTTGCGACCGCAATCACGACCGTGACCGCTGCGCTCACGAACCTCGGAGCAGCTCTCACCGCCATGACCGCGAGCGTGCCCGCCCCGAAGGGCGGAGGCAAGCGCGCGGCCGGCGCCGGAGGGTAAACCATGTCCCGCGCCGGCTACTACAACCTCGCCCAGGACTTTGGGGCGTCGAACCTCGACGACCTCTACGAGATGGATCCGTACTGGATCATTGCGGTCATCCGTCTCGGCGAGCCGCTGTCGTTCAACCGCAAGAAGATGTCGTCGGACTCCACCGACCTCTCCTCGGGCGCATTGCTGCGCGCTGCACTTCCTCTCGTCATCACCGACGACTGCATTCAGCTGAGCGTCTCGATGGGAAAGGGCGCGGAGACGAAGTCGTTGAACGCCACGCTCAAGCAGACGAACATCAACTACCTCGTCGAGATTCTCCCCGGCGACTGGGTGATGGCGTGGATGGTGAACAACCGCACCGACTACGAATCGCTGGTCTCCAAGATCAGCGACATCGCCTCGGGCGCCAACACGAAGGACATGGTCAACGGCTTCCACGATGGTTTGAAGTTCGTCGGCCGCGTCGACGACGTCTACAAGGACGTGGTCGTCGATCCGAACATCGGCACCAAGATCTCCAACTACAGCTTGAAGTGCAGCGGCTTCGCCGAGCTGAACACGTACATGTACTACGACTACGCGCTCGCCACGTCGGACGCTCAGGGCGGCAACTTCGGCTGGATGGCTCGCTTCGGTGTCAGCACGGACGCGCTCTTCGGCAACGACGCCGAGGAGGGCATCAAGCAGAACAACATCAACAACATCGTCCCCACGCTGCTCGACCTCGTGCTTGGCAAGGGGCCGGCGCCAGTGGGAGACATCTCGCTCGACGGTCCCGGTGGAAACATCAGCGCGACCCCGCAGCTCGCAGACCAGGCGGACCCGAACCGTTCGAGCGGGAACGACCCTCCGTACTCCTACCTCGTTCCGATCTCAGTCGGCAACCTCCTCGGGAAGAAGTCGGCCAGCAAGGGGATCATGTCGTATGCCGACATCCTGGAGCTGTGGACGGGCGTGCACTCGTACAACGTCAAGTCCGGAGAGCTGACGTTCACGCCGGAGTTCGACCACTCGGTCGGCAGCAGCCGTCGCGTAACGAAGGGTGGGGAGCTGCTCGGCACGTTCCTTCCGTTCATGCCGGACTTCGCGAACCGTCCGCTGTGGGGCGTGTTGCAGCAGTACGTGAACCACGCCATCAACGAGATCTACACCGCGATGAAGGTGAACCCGGAGGGCCGCATCGTCCCGACGGTCGTGTTCCGTCAAATCCCGTTCACCACTGACGCTCTCAAGCTCCCGACCGACTCGCAAGACATCGGCAAGGGCACGACTACGAGCGCTTCGCAGGAGTTCGTCTCGGCGGACGACAGCTCGATCAACGTCACCAAGTTCCTCGACCTCCCGCGCTGGTACATCCCCTCGGTGATGGTGAAGCGCGTGCACGTGGGCCGCAGCAACGCGACCCGCACGAACTTCGTGCACGTCTACGGTACGGCGACGAACTTGCAGAACCAGGGCACTGGCGTCCAGTACCAGATGCTCACCAACCCGCCGGTCCGGGACGACGTGGACATCTTCCGCTCGGGTTGCCACACGCACGTGAGCACGGTGGACTGCTGGGTCGACGACAGCGTCGGCAAGGTGCCGGGCAAGTGGATGGCTCTCATCGCTGACTGGATGATGGGCTCGCACCTCACGCTGAACGGCATGGTAGATCTGTTCGGTGTCCAGGCTCCCATCGCCGAGGGCGACAACGTCGTGTTCGATGGCGTCGTCTACCACGTCATGCAGGTGGATCACTTCGCGAACATCGACACGGCCTCGGGAGCCAAGCACTTCGGCACCACGCTCCAGCTCACCAACGGCATGCGCGATCAGGACCTGAACCCGGCCTTCAACGAGTCGGACTTGGGCAAAGGCCTCCAGCCCATCTACCCTGGCTTCCTGCCCGACGACAACACCGCTCTCGATCCTGGCCTCACCCTGGAGCAGAACCCGACCACGGGCGGCATCACGCAGCACCACGCCGCGGAGGAGAAGCCGAAGGCTGACACCGCCGCCACCCCGCTCAACCCGAACAGCGATGCAGCTATTCGCGCTCGCGCCGATGCGCCGCCCGACTATAGCAACACCGATCTGAAGGACCTGCTCTAATGCGTCCCGTGGTCCCAGGACACGCTGACGGTGGCTGGCTGCCCGACAACGGCATCGCCGGAAACGTCATGCTTCGCATCGGCGAGGTCCAGAACATCTACTTCCCCGAGGACCAGGAGAACGTCTCCAAGCGCTTCGTCGAGTACCGCGTGTGGGTGCAGCACAAGGCGAACGGCACCGCGGTCACGAAGATGTACGACCACTGCATCGCGATCGATCACCTCGCTGCCATCGCGGACTATTCGTACGCCACGTTCCGCGCTGACTCCGCGGCGACGAAGGAGAGCAGTCAGAAGCGCGCAGCGGCTGGCAAGGGCGCGCGTGTCCTGCTCCTCTGCATCAACGGCGAGTCGCAGAACGCTGTGATCTTGGGCGGCATCCGTGACGCCGCCGCGCCGGACGACGTCAAGGACACGAAGGACGATGGACACCACCTACACTCGGTGTTCAACGGCATCGATTTCAGCATCAACAAGGACGGCGAACTCCTCCTCATCTACAACGGCGCCACCGACCTCGACGGCAACCCGGCCGAGGGCACCGACACTGACGCCGCAGGCACGTTCATCAAGATCGACAAGAAGGGGAACCTCACCGTCTCGGACGGCAACGGCGACAACCTGGTGTTCATCGATCGGGTGAACGGCAAGATCCGAGTCCAGACGGCAACCGAGGTGGACATCGTCTCCCCCAAGGTGCGCTTGGGCGACGACCAAACCGACGACCCGTCCGTGAAGGGCAACGAGCTGAAGGGGCTGATGAGCGACCTCATCGACGCCATCGCCCAGCTCACGGTCCCCACCGCGGTCGGACCCTCTGGCATTCCGATCAATCTCGCAGCCTTCAAAGCAGTTCAGGCTCGACTTGACGAGATGCTTTCTGATACAGTGTTCGTCAAATGAGTTTCACCCCCGCAGAAGGCAACTCTTGGGATCCCAAGGTGGTGGAGAACTGCCGGGTGTGTGGACCCAAGATCGCCTGCCGTACCTGTCACCGCCACGGCGAGCCCCGCGGGAAGTGTCCGGAGTGCCCGCCCGAGAGGAAGAAGCTCGATGGCGCTAAGCCCTAACGTTCTCGCCCAGGCGTTCCTCGAAATCGCGAGCAACCACCCAGCGAACTACGAAGAGGCGGGCAAGCGCTGGGCGCACGCCTACGCGACCTACGCCAAGGATGCGCTGACCATCCCATCGCCCACCCCGCTGCCGGCCACGCTGACGGGCGCCGAGGAGAGGGTGATGGGCGGTGTACTGGGCGCTGCCTTTGCTGCGTCCTTCCTGACCCCACAGACCGCGCTCGCGTTCGACAACGCCTGCACGGCCTTCTGGTTCGCGCCGCCGGTCATCTTCGGGGCCGGCGTGGTCACCGCCGTGGGCGGCACCGGTACGCTCGCCTCAGGCCTGCCTTCGATCTGGGCTGCCAACGTCGCCGGCCGCCTGGACTCTCAGACTTGCTGCAAGCTGATTGCAGCCGCGTTCCACGCGTTCACGCTGACCGTCATCGTGACCGTCCCGAACCTCTCGGGCCCGCCTTTCATTGGGCCGATTTCTTGACTCGGCCGCTGGGCTTCTTCACCAAGTACCCGGTCACCTCGCCCCACGTGGGCTGACGCTGCCAGATCTGGAGCGCCTTCGAGAGCACGTCGGCCTCGCGGTTAACCTCGCGCCGGATCCACGTGAACTTGACGTAGGGCAGGAGCTGCGCGAGCTTCAAGCACGAATCGCGCAGGAACATGAGCTTCAGGTCGTAGCAGTTGTAGTGCCCGGTCAGCTGGTTGATGACGGTCTGCGAGTCCGAGTGGAGCTTGACCACCGCGTTCTTCCAAGGCGAGTTCAAGATCCAGTAGAGCGCCGCGCGCACGGCCATGTACTCGGCTACGTTGGCCGACATGTGCGTGCCCTCGCCGAGGTCGATGGACGCCCAGTGCAGAGCGACGTTGCCGCCCTCGTTCCGGACCCACCAGCCGCACCAGGCGTGCGCGAGCGTGTCCTTCTGGTTCCTCTTCGCCCAGTGGCTTCCGGTGATGCTGCCGTCGCAGAACACCTCCAGGACGTCGGTCATGCGCAGAGGTTCATGGCCTGCGTGATCCGCCAGGCGTCATCCATGTTGTCTACGACGCATAGGATGCGCTCGTCCACGCGGTCGTAGACCCCGCCCTGCATGACGAAGTTGATGCTGTACATCTCGTCACGCTCGTCGTTGAACTCCGACAGCTCGGACTTGCTGATGGCCACGTAGCGGATTTTCATCAGTGCCTGCTCCCGTCTGGTTTGACGTGGCCGTTCTCGACGCACATCGCCTCCCACTCGCGCTCGACCTCTTGGATCGCAGCCTTGAACTCCGGAGGCATGCACTTCATCCCACCCTCGCCCCGACGGACGTAGGTGACGCCCTCGCAGTGCCAGACGTGGAACATGTACCACTCCAACGCCTTCTTCCAGTCCATCAGTTCCCCCACTTTCGGTGTTCGAGTCGTCCCAGGGTTGCAGCCCGTGCTCGATCTAGGGCCTCCACCGCGTCGTCAGCGTAGCGTCGTGCCAGGCGCGGGTGGTTGGAGCACCAGACGTAGACGAGCGACGCCAGGGCGAGGAGCAGGGACACGGGGAACAGCAGCCGGCTCATAGCGCGAGCCCCGCGTGGTGTGAGCCGATGCCGAAGTTCGCGCAGCCGCCGCGCGTGGGTGGGTCCCTGCTGTCGTCGCAGTCGATGTAGACCGTGACACCAGCGTCGTTGCCGCTTGGGTTGACACCAAGAATCACCACACGCACGAAGCCGATGGTGGTCGAGGCCGTGTTCATCGGCGCCGCGCAGTTGCCGTTGTTCGAGACGGCGAGACTGAACTTCGAGCAGCCGTCGTACGGAGCTGCGGCGGTGCACACCACACCGCTCACCAGCGACGCCAGCTGGTTGTTGAAGTCCGTACCGTTGCCGAGGCTCACCGGATCCCCCGCGTCGACCTGGGCGAGCTTGCAAGCAGCTCCGTCGCCCATCTGCTGGCGCTCGACCGAGTTGTTCACGTTCGAGCCGGGGTTGACGATGTTGGCCAGGACGATGTCTCGCCCGGTGCCGTGGTTGAAGTACATGGTCTGGCTGGTGCCGCACACCGTGACACCCTGGTTGTCCACCAACCCACAAGACGGCACCACGATGGGGAGCACGCAGCCCTGTTGCTGGCACGACCCGCCGGCCACAGCCACCGCGGTCGCCGTGGGCTTCAGCTCGTGGAGGTAGATGGGGATGGCCATCTTCTGCGACTCGCCGTGCGAGCCGACGCCGTCGTAGCGCGTGTAGACCTTCACCGCGTTGATGAACTGCGGGGTCCACGGGGAGATGTTGATGAACCCGTCTCCGATCTTGATGGTGGAGCCGATGGGGTAGAACTGCTTGGCCGCGGGGTCCCACCAGCCGGCGTTGACGTCCTCCTGGTTCAGGCCGATGTCGCCGAGGTCGGTGGTGTTCTTGCCGGCCATGGAGCGGGCCGCGAGCGGCGCAGCAACAGCCCCTGGGGGCGTGCCGTCCAGGGTCTCAGCGCCGGCCCGAGCCGCCGCGTCGACCCCGTTCTGGATCTGCAAGCGGATGGCGTAGTAGTGCCCGAAGTCGATGGCCACAAACAGCATCGCCATCATCAGCGGCAGCATCACCGCTACGATGAGGACGACCCCGCCTCGCTCCGGGTTGCGGCTCAGCGGCGCCACAGCCACACGTTGAATCCCACGCCGAGCACCAGGGCGCCCGAGAGCCAGAGGATGTCGACCCAGTACTCGCGAACGAGCCGGGAGATGGGCCGGCCGCTCTTCCAGACCAGCAAGGCGTTGAGGATGCGTGCGATCCAGCGCGTCCCGCGTCCGTCGAGGTCGAGGACCAGCCAGCCCGCTTCGCGCTGGCAGTCGATGTTCTTGGTGTTGGCGACGAAGTCGCGCAGGAACTGAGCGTTGCCCAGCCCCCAGTTGTCCTCGGGCTGGACCACTGCGAGTGGCGCCACGAACTCGTAGTGGACGCCAGCGAGGTCTTCCGAGACGTCCTCCAGGTCCAGATCGGCGGCGTCCAGGTCGACGACCGTGGCGTCGTCCACAACGGTGCGAACGGATTCTTCGATCACGCGGCCACCGACAGCTGAATCAGCCCCTTCGCCACCATCTCGGGCAGCTCGGTCTCGTCGATGGCCATGTGCTGGGCCTCCCAGAACTCGATGACCTGAGCGTGGAACTCCTTCTCGGGCACCTCGGTCGCGCGGACCGGGTAGCCGATGCGGTGGGTGCCGATGATGCCCCGGTCTGCGCCCTCGATGCGGTCGAGGGACTTGGGAGCGGTGGTGAAAATCTTGCGGGTGCCGATGATGTTTTCCATGATTTGATGCTACGCCAAGACGTCCCCGAAGTCAAGCCCCTAAATTTGCTCCATGACCGCCAGGTCCTTGTCGCGGGCCTCGGCGAGGTAGGACGCCCGCGCGACGACGATGGAGTGCGGGTGGGTCCCGTACCAGCGTTTGTCGACCGTGAGTTCGCCCAGCGTTTGGCCGTTGTGCGAGATGATGATGTCCCGGATCTTGACCCACCCCGGGTAGGTGGGAGCGTCGATGTAGGCCAAGATCTTACGCCGCGGTTCGGGCGGCATGAGCTTGAAGAGCTTGCGGTCAGAACGAGACTTCATAGCCGCTCCTGATTTCGCTGTTGTCCTCGATGGTGATCACGTGTTGGGAGTCCTCCAACATGATGCGGAGACGCGCCCGGTCGTCGCGCTCGAACGCGCGCACCATGTCCGCCACCGGCACCTCTCGGGTGTGGCGTGTGCCGCCGCAGACCTGGAGAAAGTAGGTCGCCTTCTTGGCGGCCGTGAGCTTGATGCGCGCAGCCTTGCGAGTGAGGGTGATGCGCCTCACTTGCGTCTCGATCTCAGGATGGAGATGTAGATCGTGTTGCCCCACATCACCACGGCCGTCCCTCCGAATGACACGATGGTCGACGCTCGATTTTGTCCGAGGACGAACAGGACTGTGGCCAGCACCAGCACCAGCAGCAACGGCACCACGATGGTCCAGCAGTCTCTTACGAAACGAAGGAGGAACTTCATCCGATCCCCAAATACCGGCGGATGGTCGCGAACACAGAGCTGAAGCCCCCGATGACGCCCAGCTCCTGCTCGAACTTGGTTTGCTCCTTGCGGT